CGAGCGCTCGATCGCCGATATTGAGCTGACCATCGGTGGTCAGCGCATTGACAAGCACTACCAGACCTGGTGGCGCCTGTACGCCGAGCTGTTCCTCTCCGAGAGCGAGAAGATCAACTACGGCAAGATGACCTCTTCCAGCTCCAGCTTCTACGACACCACCAACCCCAACAGCGTGTACCTGCCCCTGCTGTTCTTCTTCAACCGCAACCCCGGCCTGTACCTGCCCCTGATCGCCCTGCAGTACCACGAGGTTCGCCTGGACTTTGACCTGACTGCTTACTTCTCCAGCTACTTCCAGCCATCCGGCTCCACGAGCGCTGTGTTCGAGGTGTGGGCCAACTACGTGTACCTGGACACTGAGGAGCGCCGCCGCTTCGCCCAGAAGGGTCACGAGTACCTGATCGAGCAGGTGCAGCACACCGGTGGCGACAGCATCACTGCCTCCGCCTCCCTGCCAGGCCCTGGTGCCCAGACCATCCGTCTGTCCTTCAACCACCCAGTGAAGGAGCTGATCTGGTGCTACACCAACACCACCTCCACTGCCTACAACTCCCTGTGGAACTTCTCCACCAGCGCATCCAACGTGAACGTGACCTGCGCGTGCACGCCCTCTCTGGCGGGTGCTGCTCTGCCCCACACCCTGGGTGCTCCCCGCATCTTCGCCAACACGTACGCCCTGACCGGTGCCACCGCTGGTCTGACCTCCAATATCGGCTGGGTGGAGGAGGGTACGTCCAACGTGACGACCGGCTCTGGCTACGCCGTGGAGGTGGGTCCTCTGTACAACTTCAAGCTGGTGCTGAACGGCCAGGACCGCTTCAAGGAGCAGCAGGGCAAGTACTTCAACCAGTACCAGCCCTACGTGTACCACTCCGGTGTGCCATACCCCGGCATCTACTGCTACAGCTTCGCGCTGCAGCCCGAGGAGCACCAGCCCACCGGCACGTGCAACTTCTCTCGCATTGATAACGCCCAGGTGGCTATCAACATGAAGGGCGGCTACACCACCCCTCTGCAGAAGATGTTCGCCGTGAACTACAACATTCTGCGCATCCAGTCTGGCATGGGCGGTTTAGCGTTTAGCAACTGAGTCCTCCCATATTTGCTATATTTGTGTTTTAACCTTAAAAACGGCCAGACCGGGTTCGCCCGGGCTTCGGCCCCAAGAGTGTATCCACACCCCTGGAGTCGAAACGAAAATTAGCGTGAAACAACCTCCCACGTCCCCGAAAGTGCCGAGAACTCTTGTTCGATGACCGTTGAACAGTACTCGGGGTCAAATTCTTCTGAACAGCAAAACACGTCTATATAGACCGTGTTTCGTTCGGGGTACGTATGTGCACTGAAATGACTTTCAGCCAACACAAGGACCCCCGTGGTCCCGTGAGGTTCGAATTGGTGAAAAGCCCGGGCAACGACTGTAAACCCGCACCTTTCAGCGATGCGATTCATAATATTCTCGAGGTGTTCGGAACGTGCGATCCACACACCGTCGATGTGTCCTAGGAGGTGTTTCATAGTATCATTCTAGGGGTGGCTTATTTTATATACAATTAGACCGAGTGCAAACACGAGGTACAAAAGCGCAAAGAAACGCTGACCCAACTGGTTCTGTCCCTTGCTACTCGCCTCAACAAAGTTGCTGACACTCAAAGCACCCAAGATAAGAACCAAAAGGAACATGAACACAAGATCTGACTTAGAGTCAGCCATTTATATATTATTACAAAATAAATGGACTCTCTGACGGGTTCTGATCTTGTCAAGTACATTCAGAAGATGAATCCTGGGGCGAGTATAGAGGAAGTCTTGGACCGTACTCGTCACGTCACACTTCAACGAATTTTTGTCAAAATTCAAAAGATTGAGTATGAATCGCCTATGGACCTCCTGGAAGACTTGTGTTTTTTTGATTTGTCACCTGAAGACGCGAGGACCGTTATGGAATGGTACGGAGGAGACGCAAAACGTTTGAGCGAGTCTCGTTCATTCAACACCATTTACGCGTACGTATCTAATAAGAATAAGCCCCCTTGTTGCCTGTGGAGATGGTGACCTCGGTGTACCAAAAGTACAAAAAGTACAGGCCAGTAACCATCAGAAACGTCGCCTTGAGTACCTCAGACGCCACCTTGCGACGAACTGGGTCCAGGAAAGCCTGAAGACCGATGAGGATCATCGTCAGAGCCAGCACAAGAATCAGGGTATCATACAGTGCCATATACTAGAGGAAAACATTTGTTTTCCTCCCGCGGATAAAAAATAGAAACATTGTCTTGGCACGTACAAGATGAGTTTTGGTGCATTGATAAACCCAACGTTCCTCGAGGCGGTACTCGAGGCGACCAGTGGGTTCGCACCGGTCGGACGTGGTGCTGAACCACCTGAGATTCGTCCTGTTCCATACGAGTTGGATGAGTCGTGGAAGAATTTTGAAAAGGAATTAGGAAAGTTTAAACAAGACTTGTCCAAGGTTCGTCGCGAGTTGAACCAAAAGTATGCCCAACTTTTGGAAATGCACAAATCTTCTGAAATTGTTAAAATGATTTTAGATAACGTCCCTTCCGACGACTTAAAGGCACGGATTGCATCTGTTGTAGACAACTACGAGTCCGATGTGGGCAGTGTCGCCCTGACTCAACAATGTGGGGAACTGAAGGGGAAGTTTGAAGCAATGGCCAAGGTACTCGATGGCACGAATGCGGAAAGGTACGAGAAGTTCACGTGTTTCATATGCCAGGATCGTCTTGTTGACTTGTTTATTGACCCCTGCGGCCACGTTGTATGTGACCATTGTTGGGTGAGCACCCGGGACAAATCCAAATGTCCCGGGTGTCGGACAGTGCTTCACGGTGCAAAGAAGATGTATGTGATGTAGGGTGAGGAGATGGACCTGAGCATGTCGTTAAACTGTTCAAAGGGACCTCCGGTCCCGCCCGACCTTGGCGCAGTGGTGGTTATCTCACTTGAGCGCGTAGCACTGTAGAGTTTTATTCCGTTATGCTTTGGTCACGTGTTCGAATCACGTAGGTCGGAAAGGGGCGAATCTTATTCGTTCCACCCGAGCTCCTATAGCTCAGATGGTTAGAGCGTCAGACACTGTATGTAACAGCTGATGTGTTAATCTGAATGTCGTGTGTTCAAGTCACACTGGGAGCGTTTTTCATCTGGCATTCCCCAGATGAAAAATGCTTTGATACTAGTAAGAATGAACAGACCTTTTGAAAGGTTCGTGAACCACCTCGCTGAAATTACACAAAACAACAAGAACTTGAAGTTTCACGTGGGTGCAAATGGCGTGACCTTGCGTTACAGACCAGGGTCGAATGGGACGTATGTCAATTACACGCCTTCGAATAATGGAAAAGGCGTTGAACTTTCGTATGGGTACACGCACGTCGAAGACCGCGAGAAAGGGCTCGGGAAGCGTCTGCGCAATTACGGAGTTCGGGCAGCGCGTTCTGCGGGCGTGACCCTATGGCAATATGGCGTCAACCTGAACCTGCTCAGAAAACGGAACGAAATGCCTATAAGTACGTACATCATGCGTAAACTCGGAGCCGAATGGACACGAGGCATTCCGAAGGGCCCCGGAAAGATTGCCAAGAAGAAGTGGGCGTCCATCGTGCGTGGACACAGGTACTCCTTGCGGAAGAGTGTTAAAAAGAGTCCGCGTAAAAACAATAGAAAAAATGAGCTTCGTTCGCCTCGTTGATCACATGGGTTCGGACGAGTCTATCGTCCAAGCTGCTCGCGTTTCGTATGGCGCAGGCACGAAGAGCGTGAGTGACGACCGAGCCCTCATTCGCTACCTCATGCGGCACAAGCACACGACGCCGTTTGAGATGGTCGAATTCAAGTTTCATATACGCGCACCCATCTACGTGGCGCGTCAGTGGCTTCGGCACCGCACGGCCTCGGTCAATGAGATGAGTGCTCGGTACTCCGTGATCCCCGATGAGTTCTTCTTGCCAGATGAGCTTCGGAAGCAAAGTACGAGCCGTGGTCAGGGGGGAGAAGAACCATTAGGTTCTTCGACCAGTGGAAACCTGCTTCAAAAGCAAAAGGCTTCATGTGACTTTGCATTCTACGTCTATGACGAGCTTTTGGAGAAGGGTGTGTCCCGTGAGTTGGCCCGGGCCCACTTGCCCCAGTGTACATTTACCGAATTTTATTGGAAAATTGATCTTCACAACCTCCTCCACTTCCTTGCCTTGCGTATGGAGGATCATGCCCAGAAGGAGATTCGGGACGTGGCAACCTTGGTGTATGATGCTATCAAGCCCATTGTTCCCGTGACATGCGAGGCGTTCGAGGATTTCCGGGTAGGCTCTGTGACTTTGTCGCGACTCGAGGTCGAGGCAATCAAGAACCGCGCGTCAGATATTCCGGGCAAGGGTGAAAACTCGGAGTATCACGAAAAGTTAAAGCTTTTGGGCTTGGATACAACAAATGGACAGAGAACACCAAGTGCTTGAGTTTCTCCAGACGCGTGGGCCGGTCTCAGTCAAGCGCGTTTCAAAGAGTCTGGGTCTCTCAAAGGCACTTGTTCGCGGGGTTCTATGGCACTCGGATCATACACAACTTGCGTACCGCGCACCCATGTGTCGACGCAAGAGACCTGTGTGGTCATATTCGGATTCACGCATTCGACCGAACGTTGCGCAGCGGGGGAAGGGGATCGACACCCATGAGGTGTCTCATCTTGTCTTGGGTCTTTCGCTGGAAGAACATGAAGATGAAGACCATTAAAGGCAAGGAGCGCAACTCACCTAGTGTAGAGTGTTCATAGCCGTACCAGCCTGTGAGTGGGAAGGGGATATTTTTGATGAAAATTCGTGAACCATAAATAATTGCGCCTATGATTCCAAACTGTACACACACTTCCAAAAATATTTTCCAGTTTGGTTTGCGTTCATCGAGGTCTGGTGTGAGTCTATCAAGCGCCATGGACACGAAGTAGGCGAACGCGAAACACAACACACCGACCCAAGCAACACCCAGTGTTTTAATAACACCCTTGTTCATTACTCTTTGAAAAGAGAAAAATGCGTCCCTGTAACTCAGTTGGTTTCAGAGTGTCAGTCTTATGGGTCAGTTCCGAAGGAACTGCGACTGTTTTCGTGGAACAGTTGCTACGCAACTGACTAAAGTGAGCTGAAAGTCGCGAGTTCGATCCTCGCCAGGGACACTGCGCATCAGTGCTGGAGCTAGGTCTAACAGGGAGGACTTAAGAACCAGTCGCGAAGCGACTGTGACCCGAAAGGAGAACAGTCCTACGGACTGACTAGAGATCCTCTGGCGAAAGCCGCATGGGTTCGAATCCCATCTGATGCAAAACGACGCTTTATAAAATCCATACATACATATTATGGACTTTATGAAGTGTGAATGGTCGGAGGCGTGCCTTGTCACGATCACGGTTAAAGATTATCCAGAACAGGGCGTGACCCTTGAGGAACTCAAGCCACTGATTCACGAGATTCGTTCCAAAGCCAAAGACATGATTATCACAGCAGATTTATCCGGTGCAAACCTCGTGAATCTTGATCGGTTTAAGATGATCATGACCCTCGTACAAGCAGTTGTTGAATACACAAAGGATGATAATATTTTGCGCAAAATTCAAATCAAGGGTGCGGGTTTTATATTCAGGACCTTATACCACCCGTTCAGTTACGCCATTCCCAAATTTTTCCGCGACATTATCGTGTTTTTATAAAGGGCACTTAGAACAGATGAGTTGCTCGTGGCTCAAGTTCCGGCCAGACCAAGATGCCAAGATTCTGTACGTCCAAGTACTCGTCGCCGAACTCATAAGGGTTCAACCTGGAACCATGGAGGGTGTCGACGAGTACTGTACACGAGACCTCTTCCCAGTCCTTGATCAGATCGAACACCTTTGTCTCACATACGGTCTCCGTCAGGTGTGTTCAGCAGATGTCCAGGGTGTAAGCATCACGAGAATAAAACCCATGGCAATGGTGCGTATG